TGAATGGAGTCCGAGACCTGCTCCATGGCGGCGGCGATCGACGGCGCGAGACCCGACAGGAACGCGGTGGCGACACCCCGGGCCGACTGGCGAATCCGCACGAAGGAGTCGTTCGCTGCCGCGGCGGCGTTGGCCAGGTCCGAATCAATCAGGACGCCGGCCCGGCGGGCAGCCTCCGCCACCCCATCCAGGCCTTGCTCAGCCACATCCTGCAGAAGCGGAAGCAGCTGCGCGCCAGACCTCCCGAACAGCTCGACGGCAAGCCTGGTCCTCTGCGCGCTGTTCTCGAGCGCACCGAGCTTCCTCGCGACGATGTCGAAGGCCTCGCCAGTGCTGCGGCCCGCGAAGTCGCGCGCGGTCAGCCCAAGGCGCGCGAAGGCCTGCGTCTGTCGTCCCGTCCCGCGCTCGAGTTCGCCGAGTGAGCGGGTCAGGAACGTCAAACCTGTGCGCAGCTGTTCAGTGCTTACGTCGGCCGTCTCGCTGGCGAACGCCAGCGCTGAATACTCCTCTACCGTCGCGCCGACCGCCGCCGCGGCCTTGCCGGCCGCATCGGCTGCGTTAAGCGCCGAGCGCGCAAAAGCAGCGAGGCCGCCAACAGCCGCCACAGCGCCAAGGCTGCGGATCGCTCCGCGCAGGCTATCGAACCCTCGCTTGCTGGTCTCATTGACGCGGTCTGCCTGGCGCTGGGTCGCAGACAGCGCCTGCTGGACCTCGCGGATACCCTCGGCGGATAGGCGGACGCGGACGTCGGGGGTGCTCATCGGTAGGTCAGTACTCCGGCGGTGGCGCGGGCGGTTTCTGGGTGGACTGTCGGCTGGCCCAGGTCAGCACCTGGACCTTGTAGGCCTCTATCTCGGCCTCGCGGATCTGATGGAGATAGGCGAGCAGCACCTCGCGCAGCGGCCAGCTCGCGGCCCTCCTGGCCAGGTCGTAGTCGTGCCCCGCCACGGACCGGACAATTCCGGTCCACTCGCCGAGGTCTAGTGAGCCGCGCTCCGCTCTCGACTGGCCTCGGCCTCGGCTCTCGAAGAGATGCGGGAAATCGCCAACGAGCGCAGCTCGCGCCGAAAAAAACCGAGCACGGCCTCTGCCGCCAGCTGGTGGACCAGACGGCGGTCCTCCTCGGTATTGCAGGCCCCGAGGTGCGCCGAGGTCGCCGCGGCCACCTCCGGAGACCACTGATCCTCGGTCGTGCCCACCGGCAGCAGGTAGCCGCCAAGCAGTTCGCAGACGACCCCGCTCGACACCAGCTCTCCGTAGAGCCGGAGACTGTAGGCCTCCGGCTCTTCGCCCAGATCCGGGACTGCCCTGTCGAGACCCGAGCGTCGCAGCAGGCGCTGTAGGTAGAGGTCATGGAGCACCGTCCGGCGCTCCATGTTCGCCACGGCGAATAGCTTGCCGCCGATCTTCAGGTCCATCAGGAGACCAGCTGGATCTTGAAGTACTGCGACTCGCTGGTGCCGTTGCGGCTCGTGTCCTTGAGCAGCTTGCCAGTCAGCTCGAGGGCGGCGTACTCGTCACCAATGAAGGGCACATTCGACGCGGCGCCGAGCTTCTGCCGGAACACATGCACCGACACCGACTTGCCGCTGCGGGCCTCGTTCAATCCGTCGAAGACGATCTCGTACTCCTGCGAGGCGTTGAGCAGCGCCTCGACGGCGTCTCCGGCCAGGCGTGTGTAGTCGACGTCGTAGACCTGCCCGTCGGTGATCGCGGCGTCCGCCGTGATCTCGATTCCGCCACCGACCGCGATGAAGTCGGTGCTGGCAGTGAGGTTGACCCGACCCATGCAGGTCAGCACCGCCGTGCCGTCGGTGACCGTCGCGCCGACGGTCGTCGGGAACGTCGGCGGCGCGGCATCCGTTGTGCCGGCCGTGCTGACCCGGTAGTAGAAGCCATTCGGGGCCGCCGGTACGAGAAGATCATTCAGGGCAACCGCCGTCGAATTGGCGCGGGCGCTTGGCGTCGCGGCAAGCGTCACCACTGGCACGACCGCCGTGTCGATCGGCGCGTCCAGCTTGACCAGGCCACCCCGATAGAGGGCGTGCTCCTCGTCGGTCACAGCGCCGGCGGAGATGGCGGAGCTGTTGCCGAACAGCGCCACCGCCAGATTCTCCGGAGACAGGTCGTGGAGCGTCATCGAGGCCTCGACCGACTGGACGCGGCGCACCTCGTTATAGGTGCCGCCGCCCGGCTTCGTGTAGTCCTTCAGCTCCTTGACGTCCTCGCTGATGCTGAAGCTCAGGGCCGAGACGTTGCCGACGAAGCGCAGCGGCGCCCCGGAACCGACCGTGCGCAGGTACACCTTGCCGCTACCGATGTAGCTGTAGTCGCTCATGAAAGATTCCTCTGTGATGAACGCCGCTCACGCGCGGCCACGCCCGGCGTTCCGGGAACTGTCACCGCCGCGTGTGGGCGGTGTACCGAATGACTGCGCCGACCCACTTCAGGCCGTCGGCCTGGGGGATTCGCTCGACGCTCGCGAACTTTGGAAAGTCCGTTCCATGCGGGAAGCGAGCCTGCTGGTCTTGCATGGCGCGCTCGACGTCCTCGATGATCTCGTGCAGCCGCAATTGGGCGTTGTCCCGGTCGCTCGTGACCTTGGCGATGATCGCGACCGTGACGGCCCGGCCGATCGCCCGCAGCGCCGGATTGAGCGGCGCCGACATGCCCTCGAGCACGACGGCCAGGAACTCGTCCTGATCGTCGCGCACCTGGCCAGGCTCGAGCTCGACGGTGGCCCCGGCGCTGGTCCTGTAGCCGTTGCCCGGGGTGATTCTCGTCAGGCACGCCCGCACGGACTCAAGCAGCTGCCAGCTGAGGGGGCTACTCACGGACCACCACCCACGTCGACAGCGACTCGTCCTCGCGGATCATCTTGGCGAGCTCGAAGGTCTCACCGTCGACGGTCACGCGCGCGCCAACCTCCAGCGTCCCTACCTCAGCCAGGCGGAAGGTGACGAGCGTCTGCACGCCCGCCACCTCCGCCTCGTCCTCGCCGAAGACCTGCGCGGCGCGGTCCACGTAGACCGAGCACGGGATCGGCCCGGTCCCGCCCTCGTAGACCGCGGAATCGGCCATGCCAGCGCCCAGCAGCGCGCCCATGATCTGGTCGTCGAGCGACCGCAGGAACGCGCGTTGGGACACGGCAGCCGATTACGTGCGGGTGACGTTGCCCGGGGTCAACTTGACCTGGGCCGTGGTCTGGCCGCTCCCACCGGCAGCGATGGCGATCGCGGCGCCCATGAGGTCGCCGGTCGCCGGGGTCGCTGCCGAAGCGTCGAAGGCCGCCGCGGAGGCGTCCCACAGCAGCTTTTCTCCGGCCGCCCACACCGCCGCCGAAACCTTCGGCACGGTGAAGACACCCTCGATCGCCACACTGATGACCTGACCCGAGCCCGAGGCGCTGGTCAGGGCGATGCCGATCGCGTGCTGGAGCGGCACCACCGCACCCGCCGCGACGGCGCCGGCAGTCGTAAAGCTGATCACGTTGCCGGCCTGTACCTGATTCGTGGACATGTTCCTGTCTCCTGATCCGAAATTCGAGTGAAGGGAGCGGGGGCCGGCTTACCCGGCCCCCGCTTCAGGCAGCTGCCGGCGCTTACACGCCGGTGCTGCGCCAGCCAGCGCGCCAGTCGATCGCGGCGACGCCGTAGTCCAGCCGCACCTTCATGTTGAGGGCGTCGGTCATGAACTCGATCTCGTCGTCGATGAACGGCTCCTGGACGCCGTCGAGGAAGGCGACCTCGAAGGCCTCCGCATCCATCGGATCGGCGAACAGATACCAGGGCGCGGCGGCGAGGTAGGGCGATGCCACGACCTCGAGGTTGAGCTGCGCCTGGACGTAGTTCCGCTTTGCCGAGTTGGTCTGGGAGACGTCCGTCAGGGAGTTGAGCACCTCCCATGCGGTCTGCTTGCGATCGACCGAGCAGACGAGGAAGCGCGGCTGGATGGCCAGGTAGTCGTTCAGGCCCTTGTCGCGCTGCTTCATCATCGCCGCCTCGCCGATGGCGATGTTGGCGACAGTGATCACGCCGCTGCCGAGGTTGGCGTGTCCGCCGGCAGTGGTGACCACCGTGTTGTTGAAGAACGCGCCGGTGTCCGACATGGTCGGGCCTGCGCCGCTATTGCTGGCGAGCAGCGTGTACACGTCCGCCTCGACGGTGCGGGCAGCAGCGCGGCCAAGGCGGGCCGCCATGCCGGTGAACGCGGCGAGGTCGTCGTTGACGATCATCTCACGGGAGAGCGAGATGTAGCGGCCCTTGGTGGCCGCCTGGATCGGCTCGCGCTCCTCGCTGATCGTGCCCTGCTGGTACTCGCCGGCCTCCGGCTTGGTCACTAGGCTCGAGAAGCTGCCGATGGTGTGGCGGCTCGCGATCTTGAAGTCGGACACGGAGCCGACCTTGCACCACCGGTTCCAGGTCACCGGTGCCAGCTGGTAGGCATTGCGCAGCACCTTCCCGGCCGCGTTGGACAGCAGCAGCGGGAAGTCCGACGAGGTGTGCGAGGCCAGCACCTTGCGCGCGATGCCATCCTTGGTCAGGCCGCGCGTGCTCACGCCCTTCATGCTGAGCGCCGTCTCGGCCAGGTCGGCCAGCGAGCGGCCGTAGAACTCGTTGCCGGCCTCGCGCTTTTCGAGACCCGCGCGCACGAGGATCGCCTGCGCAGCGCCAGCCAGGAACTTGTCCCGGCCATCCACCACGTTGCGCGTGTCGATCGGGATCGTGGGCTCGACGCCCTCGCCGAGCTTGGCGAGCAGCTTGGCGCCGGCGGCATCGGCCGAGCAGCTGACGTCGTCGAGGCACGCGTCGAGCAGCTCGCGATGCGACTCGGCGAACTTGCCGAACCGGTCGCGCACCGCCCGGCGGCGCTCGGCCTCGGCCTTCACGGCCGCCTCCGCCGCGTCGCGACGGGCCTTCTCAATGTCGGCGTTCTGCACCGACGCGGTTGCCTGGTCAGGCATGGTGTTGTCCTCCTCGGACTTGCTTTCGGCGTCGTTCGCCGACTTGTGGGCCGCCGCGGAACGCGGCGGGGGAACGGAAACTCGGGACTGCGCGAAGGCGTGGAACTGGGCACTGGCGGCCATCTTGAGGGCGGCCCATGCGGCCGAGGCCTCTGAGGTGCCCTCATCCTTTTCGGCAGCCGCCGCAGCATCGGCGCGGCGGTCTGCCAGGCCCGCCTCGATCGCCTCGTCGCGGGTGAACCAGGTCTCGCCCTGCATCCACTCCTCGACCGTGGCCCTGGCTTGGCCGGTCCTCGCGACATAGGCATCGACGAGGCCAACCTCGGTCTTGTCCAGCATCTCCGCGACGCTTCGCATGTCGTCGGAGTCGCCGATCGCGATCGTCCACGGGCTGTGCACCATGAACATCGCGCCGGTGCCCACGACGATCTCGTCGCCGGCCATGGCGATCACCGAGGCGATACTGGCCGCCAGGCCGTCCACATGCACGACGACGCGGGCCTTGTGCTCCTTGAGCGCCGTGTAGATCGCGAACCCGTCGAACACCTCGCCGCCGGGCGAGTTGATCCGGACCACGATCTCGGACACGTCGCCGAGCCCGGCGAGGTCGTCCCGGAAGCGCTTGGCGGTCAGGCCGTCGCCGAACCAGTTCTCGCCGATTGGGTCGTAGATCAGGACCTCGGCCTTGTTGCGGGCGAGAGCCCGGACCTTGATGGAAGGCATCTCTTACTCCTCGCGCCGTGGCGCGTCTGGGTCGTCCTGGTCGTCTGGCAGTGGCGCGGGAGCCTGGACTGGCTCCGCCTGCCCGGCGGGCCCGAGCCTCAGCCCAAGCCGCTCCCGCTCCTGCTGGTCCTTGAGGATCTCGCGGTTGACTTGGTCCGGGTTCTGGCCGGACTCCCGGATGATCCGAGAGCGGCTCTTGTAGCCGCGAGACTCGGCTATCTCGTTGGCCCTGATCTCCTTGATCGGGTCGATCCACGGCATCGGCGGCACGGTATGCGTCGCGTTGTAGATCGTGGCCAGGTCAAGGTCCGGAGGGAGCCGGATCGCATTCGACGCCCTGACTGCATCGATGAAGGCGTCCCACACCGGCTGGCACCAGCGGAACACGAAGTGCCCGGACAGCCGCCGATAGTTCACCATCTGCTCGACCAGCTCTTGCCTCTGGGCGCTGTAGGTGCCGTCGTAGTTCTTCGACAGACTGGAGTAACTCGTGCCGAAACCCGCCGCGGCGCTGCGCAGCTGGCTGTCGCGGAACGGGATCAGCGCGTTATTCGGGCGGTTCGGGTTGATCGTCCCGACCTCCTCGCCCGGAACCAGATCGTCAAAGACCATGCCCGGAATGAACTCCATCTGCCGAGGCTGCGGCTTACCGTCGGCGCCGACCTCTGGCGGCTCGTACATGTCCGGCGTGCCCTTCTTGATGAAACCGGCCATCGCCGCCGCGACGCGCGCTGCCACCCGCTCAGACTCGTCGATCTCCTTGATGTCCTCAAGCCGTACCAGCACCGGCGCGAAGATCGAGACCCCGCGCAGCTGGTGGAGGCGCTTGGCAAACTTCAGATGGACCATCCGCTCGGCCGGCACGCGCTTGGTCTCGGCCATCAGGGTCATCGAGTCGCCTGGGTGGCGCTTGTAGACTCGATATGCGCGCGGCGCTCCCCACTCGTTGACCTCGATGCCCTGGTAGACCCCGTCCGCGAGGCTCATCGAGTCCATCGGCACGAAGTCAGCCTCGAGCACCTCGAGGCTGTATGGAACCGCCGTGCGATGGTCGAGCCTTGAATTGACGCCGATGATGTGCTGGGCGAATACCTCGCCGTCGCGCAGCCAGGAGCGGCAAGCGAGCTGCTGCAGACTGTAGTAGTCCAGCTGGCGCGTCACCTCGGGCGCGTGAATCCAGTCGTCCCATAGCTTCAACAGCGCGCGATTGAAGTCGTCCGCGAGCTCGCCGCCAACCGTCTCGACCTGCGGCTCCGGCTGGATGCCGGCGCCGACGATGTTGTTCACCAGCACGTCCAGCGCGCCGGACGCGATGTCGAGGTTCTCCTCGAGGTGCCGGGCCTGGGCGCGCAACGACATCGCCGCGCGCTCGTTCTCGGCGTTCGCGCTCCGGGTCGACTTCGTCGACTTCCGGGTCCGCGATGGCTGCGCGGCCTCGTAGTAGGCCAGCAGCTTGCGCCACTGGGCACGCTTGGCCGCCCATCGCGGCGACAATGGGGCAATCACGAACCGGTCAAGCAGGCTCATCCGCGTCCGCTCAGGTTCGCGGCCGAGTAGCCGTGGCGGGACATGCCGACGGCTCGGCGCTGCAGCTCGGCGATGATCCGGGACCAGTAGGTGATTTGCCGGGCGATCTCGTCAGCCTGCCGGTACGTCACGCTGCGATCGCCGTAGCGCACGGTCAGTGTCGAGCCGGCCTGCGCAGCGAGCAGCGCATCGAGCTGGGCCTGCGCTTGGGCGAGTGTAATTCCGCTCATCGGCGTATCCATGATCCTCTGCGGCCCATCCACGAAGGTGTGGGCGCGGTTGGTGTCTGCTTGGTCACCGTCGCCGGCTGGACCGCTGGCGACTGTTCGACGGTTATCGCAGCGTCTTGCTCCGGGGCGCGCGACAGGCGATCCGCCGGTGCGCCAGACCTGCGCCGCAGAAGTTCGGCCCCGCCACGCCCCTGCAACGCGCACCAGGCGTACACCGTGCAGTCAAGGCCTTCCTGTCGGATTCCCGTTTGCCGGGGGCGCCACAGCCGCACCCGGCGGCCCTGGCTCACGCGGTGGACCACGGTCTCCGAGGTCAGCTGGTCAAGCCACTCGTGGTCCGTCGTGGCGTCGAAGTGGATGTAGCCGGGTCCAGGCTCCATCACCCGCCGCAGGCGCTGGTAGAGCACATCCTTGGCCGTGTCCACGCCGATCGGCCACACCTGCCCGACCTTTGCCTTGCTGGCCTTCTTCGGCCACGCCAGCCGGCCGGGTCCAGCGACGCCCTTGATGGCCCACACCCGGAAGCGCTTGCGCGCTGCGCAATAGCGGTAGACCTGCTCGGTGAAATGACCGCCAGAATCCACAGCGCACGCCTCGATCACCAGCTCCCGGCCGTCGTCGGTGCGCCAGCGGCGCCGCAGCAGGTCGTCATGCTCCTTCCACAGCGATTGCCCGCCCGGGTCGCCGCGGAGCACGATGTGCTCGACGCGCCAGGCCTCCTCGTCGGTGCCCCAGCCCCAGACCACCACCTCAAGCCGATCGTCCTGCACATCGGTCCCGGCGGTCAGCAGAAGCACGCCAGGAGGCAGGCTGTTGGCGGTGTAGGACTCCACCCGGCCAGCAAGGCCTGATGCCTCGATCTTCTCTCCGGCGTCCTCCCAGGTCTCGGCTAGCGCGGTGTTGATCCAGGTCTGCAGGGTCTCCGGCAGACGCTTGGCCTTCAGGAACCCGTCTGCCATGTCGGCCCAGGTAGACCACGGCGAGTACAGCTCGCTGATGTGGAAGCCTGCCGCGCCCGTGAACGGGCGGCTCGAACGCCACTCGCCGCGCGCCAGCATCTCCGATTTCTGTCCCTCGTGGATCTCCGCGGCGCAGTGCTGGCAGACATAGACCGCCTCATGCGGACGGCCTTCCGGCCATCGCACCTGCGCCCAGATCAGGCGCTGGAACTCGCCGCATTCCGGGCACGGAACGAAGTAGTAGCGCTGATCGGACTGCTCGAATCCCACCTCAATCCGGGAGCTGCCCTTGATCGTCGGTGTCGAGCCTGCCAGCACCTTGCGATTCCAGAAGGTTCGGGTCCGCTTGATGCCGAGGCTGATCGGGTCGCCCTCGGTCCCAGCGGAAGTTGGGAAGCGGTCCACCTCATCGAACAGCACCACCCTGATAGGCCTCGAGGCCAGGCCCGCGGGGCTGTTGGCGCCCGCCACCGTCAGCCGGCCACCCGCGAAAGTCTTGTGCAGCAGGGTGTTCCCGCTGTCGCGCGCCCTGGCGTCGGCGATCTTGCCGCGCAGCGCCGGCGTGTCCCTGAGCATCGGCGCCAGCCGATCCTTCGACCAGGCCTCGGCCAGCTCGAGCGTCGGCTGCACGAGCAGGATCGGCGCCGGGTCCTGATCCACGTGGAACCCGATGACGTTGTTCAGGATCTCGGTCCAGCCGACCTGCGCGGACTTCTGGACCCACACCTCGCGCACGGCGGGGTCGGAAACCGCATCCATGATCCCCCGCTGGTACGGGGCGCGGTCAGTCTTCCAGTGCCCTGGTTCGGCGCTGCTTTCGCTGCTGAGGCGCCTTTCGGCGTCCGCCCACTGGCTTATCGTCAGGGTCGGCGGCGGTCTCAGGACCGTCCGCACCTCCCGCCACGCCCTCCACACTGCTGTCGGGTCGAGGCTCGTAGTCGGCGAGCTCGGCGAGGGCGGCGTGGACCTCGGCGCGGATAGCCGTTGCGATGACGTGCGGGTCTCCAATGTTCACCAGCTGCGGGCCGAGCTTCGCGCCCATGTTGAGGAGCCGCGCCCGCATCGCTGCAATGCAGTCGGCCCAGAATTTCGTCACCACCTTGAGATCAGCGAGCCATCCCTTGCGGACAGCATTTTCGTGCTCGACCTTCTCGGCCTGAGCTGCCGCGAGGCGTTCGCGCTGGTTGTCGAAGTCCCCGGAGCCGGCCGCGCGCGCGACGAGCCAGGCGACCAA